TGCTACGCGGTCGCGCCCTTGCAGCGACATGGGGGTCACCCCCCACCGATGGTCGTCGAGTGTAGTCGACACCATTCTACCACCCCTGACCACCATTGACGCCACGCCACTGTAGTCGACCCCAATCGACACCCATCGTCACCCCTCGTCAGCACCCTACCACCATCTACCATCCCCGACACCCAGCGACACCCACCGATGGGCGTTGACACCCACCGATGGGCTTCTACCCAGCGTGACCTAGCGTGACCCAGCGTGACACCAATTGACTGTAGTCGACACCCATCGACACCGGCGGCGGCGGCGGCAATGTAGTCGACACCCATCGACACCACCTGACACCCATCGACCCCCGTCGACACCACGCGACCACCCCCGACACCAGGCGTCACCAGGCGACACCCACCGATGGGCGTTGACACCCACCGATGGGCGTTGACCAGGCGCGACACCCAGTGACACCTCCTGACCAGGCGCGACACTCTCTGACCCTAGTCGACACCTCGTGACTAGGCGTGACCCCGCGTGACTAGGCGCTACCCTAGACGTCACTAGTCGACACCCTATGACCTAGCGTGACCCTACGTGACCTAGCGTGACTAGGCGTGACCCTACGTGACTAGGCGTGACCCTACTCGACTAGTCTCGTAGCGCGTGACCCTAGTCGACTGCTATCGAGTCGCGTCGAAGCTGCGCGCGGAGGTACCGCATTTCGTTACCTTCCCGTTACCTCAAAATTCGCTTTTCCCCGCCGGGTAGGGTATGCTTACTATGTAAGCGTAAGACGGTAGCGAGGGAGGGCGGGACGCGCGAGGACGCGCGAATGGTAGGCCGGGCGAGGTTCGCGCTCGTGACACGAGGTTGTGCCGCCAGAGGTACAACATCGCTTCTTGAGAACTCAATAGTTGATATCTCCCCCATCGACCGATGGGCGACCACTAGCCCGTACGCGGGACGTGGGAGCACCATCTGAGCATGCGGACGACGGCGAGCTTGTGTAGCTCGTATTCGCGATGTGGCGAAACCCGGTGGCACCGGGTCCATGACGCCAGCCCTGCGTCGTGCTGATGAGCCAAGGGCACCGATGGGAGTATACCATGACCACCACCAACAACCGCAACGCCAACCACGTCGACACCGAGTCGGCGGAGTTCAAGGCGCTGGTTGAGGCGCAGGTTGCCGCGCAGCTTGAGACTCGGCTTGCCGAGGAACTGGCCAAGCGGCCCGTGGTTGAGGCGACTGGCTACAAGTCGTACGCGACCAAGGCCATCCCGCCCAAGGCGGCCCAGTTCGCCGAGTGGATTGGCCGCGAGTTCGCAGCTCTGTACCCGCAGGGCCTGAACGACCGCGACGCACGTCTCGTGATGATCGCCATCCGGACGTACCGCAACTTCCAGCAGGAAGTCAACCCCAAGTAGTGGCGAAACCCGGCAGCCAGCCGGGTCAGTGTGAGATGACCTACACACTCTGATGAGCCAGGTCACCGATGGGAGATAACATGAACGAGTGTCTGTTCCTTGCTGGCCTTGACAATGGCAATTACGTCCCAGTGCGCGAGTGCCCGTGTGACGCCTGTACATTCTCAATCCAGGTCGGCGAGCTCAGCGAAGCATACATCATGGCAAACCAGTAGGCGAAACCGGAGGGATACCCTCCGGTCTGCGTGAGATGACCACCACGCACCGATGAGCCAGGTCACCGATGGGAGATTGAAATGGCGAGCAATGACAGGTATGCCACCGCTGTAGACAACAACAGCTACAGCGGCAGCGGCACCGTTAACACGACCAAGGTCTCGATTGTGCGAGTCGACGTCAGTGTTGATGCGCAGTACCTGGACACAAGTGATGTCGAAAGTGTCGTGGTCTACGTCAATGGACGTCCGCTGAGCAGGATGCACCCGAGTCGCGCAGCGCGACTGGGCATCATTCGCCCCAGCTAAGCAAGCCAAGCGAAACGGCGTGAGCCGTCGGCAGGAACTGACCTACCTGCCCTGATGAGCTAGGTCCAAAAGGGAGAACATGATGGGCATTGTTATTGGCATCGCGCTGTACATCCTGCCGTCGATCATCGCTGCTACTCGCAGTGAGAAGGTCAACGTGGGCAGTATCGTGGTGATCAACCTGCTCCTGGGCTGGACAGTCATCGGCTGGATCATTTCCCTGGCCATGGCTGTCGGCAACGGCAAGCACAGCATCACGATCAACAACAATAACAGCATCAACCAGTAGTGGCGAAACCCTTCCAAAAAGGAGGGTCGGCAGGGAATTGGCTACCTGCCCTGATGAGCCAGCCAACCACCGATGGGAGAACAATGGACACAGAAGGCACAGAAGTCACAGTTGAAGAATTGCCACCGTGTAACTTCATCCACGACAAGCCTGAGCCTGCCCTGTACGATGGCAAGACCATACACGGGCCGTGGGCGTTCATGTGCGAAGAGCACTTCCGCATGTACGGCACAGGACTCGGAATGGGCAAGGGCCAGCGTCTGGTGGTGAAGCAGCCCGAACAGAAGCAGAAGCTCGATGAGCAGTCTGTCCGCGCATGGCTGACCAGCTATGTGTGGCTGCCGAGTCACCAGGACCACAAGAAGGAGATGGTCGACTGCATCATATCGCAGGGCGGCTGGGAATACATCTCCGCGCGAGCCGACCAGTTCGCAGGCGCGCAGGAAGAGCCAGGACCCAAGGCATTCAGCGAGGGCATCCAGTTCGCGCTGTCCGAGCTGTACGAATGCCACACTGGCCCGCACCTCGAAACCTGCCCTGACCACCACTAACCAGCGAAACGCCGTGAGGCGTCTGTGGGAATGACCTCCCCACACTGATGAGCTAGGTCAAACGATGGGAGATGAAAGTGAAGCACGCAGCAGACAAGCTGAGCCGGGCCGCAAGTGCGGTGTACAGGCTTCGCAATGCTGAGCCCGATCCAATGGGTGATCCCAGTGGTGACGCAGGTGAAGCGATTGCCGCCTGGGAACGTGGCTGCCTCTTGAAGGCAGTCGCGGACGCTGGCTACGAGAACCCAGGACAGTACAACCTGGACCTCGCAGCGCGAACCACCCCGGCTTGGGCATCGAGACTGGAAATCGAGCACGTGTGCCAGTGTGGCACTGCGCAGGACATCAGGCACTTCATGACTCGCAACTACGGCGGTGGAACGGACACCGTCCTGTCCTGCGCGAACTGTGGCGAAATGGATGTGTACGTATGAGCTACGTCCCGCGCCATGCCAGGAAGAGCAGCCTGGTCGCCATCATCGACTGGGTAATCAAGGCCCTGACTGGAGAGACCTGTGCCTGAAGAGGAGCAACTCAAGCAGAACAGGGAACTCCACCCATGGCGTGATGATGAGATGTTCCGCGAGATCATGGGCGTAATGGAAAAGGAGGAAATCCCCTGGTGCGCAAAGTGCGCTGACTGGCACTACCCGAATGAGGAGCACTCAGACATAACAGTGCCATAGCAGGCGAAACGCCGTGAGGCGTCCGTGGGGAATTGCCTACCCACGCTGATGAGCCAGGCAACAAGGGAGATGGGAATGACAAAGGACCAGATGAAAGACCTGTCCGGGCTGTTCGCTCAGCAGGCGACTGGAACCGAGAGCTTCAGTAACGGTATTGCGCCGTTCACTGTCCAGTTCGGGTATGTCAATGAGGTGTGCTGCCACGACGGCGTGCGCATCCTGGACTGCCCGCAGTCGCTGCTCAACGCAGTAATCGAATGGGCCAAAGGACAGACGCCGTACGTGGGCGTGTCCATTCATAACGGCGCGCTGTTCGTCAAGTGACGGACAATCGCCAGATCTACCAGGTTGACCCCAAGAAGGTCACCACTGGAAAGGTCTACCCGAATGATGTCCGCCAGCAGAAGGCGCGGCTCCAGGAAGAAGGGCAGATTGAGCCCATCGAGACAACCCCGGATCTGGTGATCCGGACTGACGCCTGGTTCTACTCAGGTGCTCAGGTCCAGGCGGCCATCGAGCTAGGATGGCCGACAATCCTCGTGACATACTGAAAGGCGAAACGCCGGGAGGCGTCGGCAGGGAATGACCACCCTGTCCTGATGAGCCAGGTCAATGAAGGGGAGAAAATGGAAGACGAAGCCATCGTGATCGAAGGCGAAGACAATGTTCGCATGGCACGCATCCTCGCGCTGCGAAGTGCCCTCAAGATCGAGGTCACGACCAGCATGAAGCTGAGCCGAGGCAGGAGCGCCCGCGCCATCGCGCAGGAGTTCCTGAAGCTGCCGGGCCGGCCAACTGCCAGGACGGTGTACAAGAAACTGAATACGTACATCGTGGATCAGCTGGGCGCGGACTTCGACAGGCCGTTGTGATGTTCTACAACTCTGTCGAAGATGCCATGAAGGCAATCGATCTAGCCACTGAAGACACGATCAAGGACAGTCCAGAACTCCAGGCGCAGGAAGACTCGGTTTACTGGGAAATTGCCCAGTCAATCATGTACGACTGCTCCCTGGAAATCCGCCGCGAGCTATCACGTCGAACAGGAGTCCCTATTCCAGGAAGCCTTGACGACTAGCTCCACGAGCCGGTCATACGGTATAATCAAGATAGGGCGCGAAACCGCGCCCGAGAAAGTGGGAAGACTGAATGGCACTCGTGAAAGCGTACGATCTGGACACTAGCCCGCCGGAGTTCCTGGTTGAAGACATTATCCCATTCACAGGGATTGGCTTCATCTGGGGCGAGTCCCGTGTGGGCAAGAGCCTCCTGACGAATGGCGAGCTAGCGCTAGCCATCACGAACGGGGCAGAGTTCTTCGGCAAGAAGACTGTCCAGTCCTCGGTCGCGATCTGCTTGGGCGAAGGCCTGTATGATGCCGGCGTGCGAAAGCTAGCTAGGCTGGCCAGGGAACAGCAGGACCGCCTGGAAATTGCTGAGCAACTTCTCAGGGCAAAGAATGATGTCGACAAGGTAAGTAGGTGGTTTGAAGAACTGCCCGAGTACACCGACGACAACTTGTACTTCATGACCGAGCCGTTCGTGCTACCACTAGACAACGGCGGCGAGAAGACCAGCTCTCTGCGCTCGGCGATGTCCTCGCTGAAGCAGATTCCAGATCTGGGCATAGTGATCCTGGACTCCTTGGCCGACTTCACGCCGTCCTTGTCCATCTCGAATGATGCGAGTGCGAACCGCATCGTCCAGGGCATGAAGATGATGGCGCGGGAACTCGACTGTGTGGTCCTCGCCGTAGCCCATCCGCTCCGGGACAATTCCCGGATGCTAGGCGCAGGAAGGCTGTTCAACTCCAGCGACTTCGTGATCAAGATCGAAGCGGAAGGAGCAGTGGGAACTGGAGCGACAGTCTCCTGCGAGAAGAACAAGTATGGCCGGCCATTCGAGCCGTTCGGCTATACAATCGAAAGCTGCGCCTGGGAGGATGAAGAGTCCGGAGCCATTGTCGAGACCGCGACCGTGCGGTCAAGACAAGAGCAAGAACGGGAGATACAAGTAGAAAAGCCAGAGCGGAAGCTGCCGACATTCCTGAGGCGTGACCACGGGAAGCAGAAGAGAACTGGAATGCGATCGAGGTGAAAGGCGAAACCCCGAGTGCGGGGTCCACGAGGCGCCACCTCGTGCTGATGAGCCAGGCAAAGGGAGATGGGATGCCAAGAAAGCGCATCAACCTCAGCGAGATCCTGCCGCCGACATGGACGGCAGTTCACACTACCGCGAGCGGCCGCAAGGGTGCGACTCGCTGGATGATCTACGACGGCGAAGACAACTACCAGGGCGATCTCGTGCGCTGGCGCGGAGACTGGAATGTCAGACTCCCCAGCCAGGAGCCCGGCGAGTCCTGGTCATGGCAGCCGTACAACTCGGAAGATCCAGGCGTCGTCGAGGGCACTGTTAATCAGTGTTCCGAAGCCATCTTCGATCTTGATGGTAGGGAGCGGTAAACCCACGCTAGACGCACCGGCGTCTGGTGGAGTATAATAGGACTAGGGACGGCCGGAAGGGGATGGAATGTTTGAGAAGGGACTGCCCGGCTGCCGTACCTGCGGCAAGCAGCTAAGTAGCCAGAATGTTACTGGCTACTGTCGAAGCTGCTTTGGCAAAACCAGGAGAGGTCCCAATAGCCCATCATGGAATGGTGATAATGTCACCGAGTATCAGCTACATAGACGGATCTGGTCCACTCGCGGTAAGGCCAAGGAGTATGATTGCGTAAGCTGCGGCGAACCGGCTGATGAATGGTCGCTAACCCATGACGCTGACCCGTATGATGTGAATAACTATAACCCAAGATGTTTTTCGTGCCATAGATACTACGACAAGCCGGGGCATGGAAACCTAGGCAAACCGTGGAGTCAAGCGAGACGAGACATTCCAATTAGGAGGGATGACAATGGCAGGTTTGCCAGGTTACGACGATTATCTTGATAACTACGGAAATCCGGGAATGGGAGCAGAAGTGAACGTGAACTATCCGCGCTGGGCAATTGAAGAGCGCATCTACGTGACCCAGGTCACGAAGAACCCCGACACCTACAAGATCAACCGGAAGGACGGCATCGGGGAGTTCACGATCAGCTTCCGCGAACATGACCGCCGACTACTGATCAATGGCGAGGATGTCGATCTGGGAGATGACTTCATCGAGTTCATCTCAATCATCGACGATTTCCATGAGGATGATGTTCCGCTTGGCGAGGCCAGCCTCCAGCAGCCGTATGATGGTGACCCAGATGTCCGAGCTTAACAAGCGTGAGAACGAGATCCGCGCCAAGGCGAAGGAGTGTAACCTCAGCGTCAGCTCCCACAAGGGGGTCGTGACCATCAATGGCAAGTTCACTCCCGGAGACAAGGACGCCTACATGAAGATGGAGGCTGACGCCAATACCGTTCTCGGGATGTTCCGGCAGACCCGCCTGGGCAGTGTCTGGGGCACGGACTCCAGCAGTGTCGGCGGGTACGTCGGCATGACGAAAGGCTATGTCCTTCTCCACAAGTCAGGCGTCGAGATGCGCCTGGCCGACAGGTTCAAGCAGGCATGATGGCTGACAACGACGCTCCACTTCCCCTTATCGTCATCGTCAGGTGGCCTGCTGAACCCGACCGTGGACAGGAGGTGTATGGTCCATTCGATGATGAGGAAGCACAGATCGACTGGACTGACAAGTGCATCCACGCACAGAAGCACGGCAGCCTGCAACTGAAGGGTGCCGAGTACGTCTGTACCAGAATGGACAAGCCATTCGACCCGTTCAACTTCATCAATGAAAAGAATGAGGCATAATGCTCGTCAGCGCCCAGGAAATTGCCGACCGGCTCAACGCAATGGAGGATGATGATGTCCTCGCCGTGATCAAGCACGGTGATGAATTCGAGATCATCGATCTCGATGCCGACCCCAAGGGAAGCCACCACAGGCCGGAGGAAGACAACGATGGAGTTTGACAAGGTACTCGACAAGATCCGGGGCCTGATCGCCAAGGCTGAGAGCCTTGAGGAATCAAGCGATCCCGACCAGCTTAACGAGGCACTTGCCTGCCGCAACCGTGCCGACGCAATGATGCAGAAGTACGCGGTTGAGGAATGGCAGGCCCGCGCAGCCGCGCCGGTCGCCTCCAAGCCGGACAGGATCAAGATCAAGATCGGCGAGGATGGCAATCCATTCCTCGGCGAGATGGCCGGCCTGGTCAACATCGTCAGCCAATTCTGTAAGTGCTCGTCCGTCTGGATGGTCGGCGGCGGCAAATACACCGAGGACAAGCAGGAGTTCTGCTGGGTCTATGGCTACGAGTCTGACCTGCGCTACTTCGAGATGCTCTTCACCACGCTGTTCCTCCACATGAACGGCGCGATCTTCCCCAAGCCTGACTTCAACAAGACCCTGGGCGAGAACGCCTATGAGCTCCACAACGCCGGGCTTAACTGGCTGGACATCGCACGGATGTACGGCTGGTACGAAGTCCAGCCACTGCCGCACGAGCCAGTCGCGGGCATGTTCGTCAACCGGAACACCGGCGAGCGCGTCAGCTGGCATGGCTCGGTAGGCAAGATCAAGAAGGCATACACCGCCGAGATCACCAGGCGTGGTGAGAAGTTCTTCCGCATCTCGCCGAACGGCAGTGAGACCTACCGGCGCAACGCTGCCCAGGGATACATCGCCCGCATCAATCAGCGACTTCACGAGGTCGCCGGCAAGCGTGGAAGCGGAGCCGAGCTGGTTCTCGCCGACAAGAGCCAGAACATCACCGCACTCATGAACGAGCACTTCGGGAACCTGCATAGCGTTGGCTCCAAGAAGACAACCTACAACGAGGCAGCCTACCGCCACGGCGTACGGCACGCTAACTCGGCAGCCCTCAACCCGCAGGCGACCGGGCCACGAACGGCACTCAGCTAGGAGCAGGGCATGGACAACACCGGCATTCACCGCCTAGAGTCAGAGATCCGCGCCAAGCGTAACGACATCCTAACCGCGATCAGCCAGAGGTATGTCCGGCCGAACAGAATCAAGATCACTGAGATCCGGCGTGACGTCGATGAGCTCAAGGGCATGGTGTTCGCCTGGGTGTACGTCAGCGGCAAGTGGGAGGGTATTCACCGGATCACTGAAGTAACAGACCAGATCAACGACCTCATCATGCTCTGGCTCAGCGTCGACCTCAAGAAGATGCTCGACCAGGTTTACCCAAAGAAGGCACCGCGCGATGTCTAGCAAGTGGACAGTAGTTCAGCATAGCGGCTTCGGCTACAACGGCAACCCGCAGTTCGAACAGGCCGTCGAGACAACTGGCGGCTTGACGACGGCTGAAGCCAAACTGGTGGAGCACGTCGGCGGTGTGGTTTTTGACACATACATGGAAGCCGAGGAATTTGCCGAGAAAGCCAACTACCCGGAAAGCAACTTCGGCATAATCCCGACCGCCAAGGGTACCTTCAGCACCAGGCGCATAAACGGACTCAAGATATACATCCCAGTCCGTAGCGTCACCGGGTAGCCATGGCCGTCATACTCATAGGCCCAGCTGAAGGTCCGCGCTGTCCGACACACGGACAGATGCGCATCGACATGCCGGGCGACAAGTACGTCTGTCGCGGATTCGACGGCGAGGGCTGTGACTATGAAGTGACCATGGAAGAATGGTACGCCAGCTTCAAGCCGATCGGCTACATCGACAGCGACGGAATCAAATTCAAATGGGAATAGAATGCCTGAGTACCGCGTCCAGCTACTACGCAAAGTCCCGAACACCAATACGTGGTGGACTGAAGTCAACACGATCGAATTCAAGGCAGGCTCGGACATCGATGCCACTGAATGTATCGCTGGCCTAATTCCCGACGACTCGATCACCAAACAACGCAAGAGGAAGCCAAGAATGAAAACCCTGACCGCGACGCAGAGCGAGAACAGGGACGGTATGTGGCACTTCATGTGTCCACTCCATGAGCCTGCCTATGTGTTCACGGAGCCAAGCTCCATGGCCATAGCAATCGAAACGCTGAAGTCACACATGGATGACAAGCACTCCGGCGAAAAGGTCCGGCTCATGGTGAAGGGCAATTATACACTCCACTCGGTATATTCCGCAGTGTCCGTCGTCGAAACAAAAGGAGATTTTCTGTGAAGTTCAAAGTCACTGACGAACAGAGAACGAACGGCAACATCCACTACACTATCGCCGAAGGTGGCGCCATAATCGGGACGGTAACTAACAGGGCGAACACCTGGAAGTGTACTGCTCCTACCGGCTTGCTCGTGAACGATATCGACGTCCGGAAGAGGATGTATGCCGCCGTCAAAGCCCACACCGCCCTCCCCGGAAAGACTTCTGATTAACGCGGTATACGACATCATCAGCTGTATATGGCAGATATATGTACAGTTGCTACTAGTGCCACCAGCACTCAGGGTGATAGGACTAGTCATAGTGACTAGAGAGTTCGTTCTAGTAATGCTGCCTTTCATGGGTAGCTCGGGACACTAGACTTCCACGCCCCGGATACGCTATAATCGAGAGAGCGCGGCGGGCCGACGGCCCACCATAGATCTGTCTAGGAAGGCAGAACGAATGTCAGTGAAATGCGGCAAGGGACATTACCACGACAGCGTCGCGGAAGTCCGAGACTGCTATGGCGTCGAAGCAGCGGGATTCCCGCGCCAGGTCCCGGAGTACAGGACAAACCGCTTCGCCGGGAACTGCGCCAAATGTGGCGGCAAGGTCGAAGCCGAGCAGGGTCGTGTCGACAAGACCGTGGATGGATGGGTCGCTTCCCACCTCCCTGGCAAGTGCCGCGAGATCCCGGCCAAGGTTGACGTGAAGGCGGTCGTGGACCGTTACTCCGCAATTCCAATAGGCCACTACGCGACTAAAAGCCTGACCGGCAACAATGACTATGACTTCTGGCGAATCGATCGCCCAGAACAGGGCACGTATGCCGGCCGTACATTCGTCAAGCGCATCGTCGGCGGTAAGCCAGACCTGAACGTCTCGCGGACCACAAAGTTCGCTGCCCTCGAAGCCATCATGACTGAGGGCATCGAAGAGACGGGATGGCGCTACGGGCAGGAACTCAAGCGATGCCGCAAATGTAACCGGCACCTCACTGACGAAGTCAGCCGTTCCGTCAGCATAGGCCCTGAGTGCAGGAAGAAGGTTCAATGACAGTCGACACGGGCGAATGGCGATGGCGGAAGCGGCAGGCAGATTTCGCGATGAGCCACTTCGAGTACTGCACAACACTCGACGCGAGGGTCGCCCTCGGCCACGGCATGACTCGTGAGACGGTAGCGCTGATACTGCGCTCCATCGCGGACGCGATCGAGACGCAGGATTGCGCCGAGGACATGTCCCCCATCAATGACGGCCACACTCTGGAGCAGCTGATCCAATGACAATAAGCAACATCGAGTTCGCCTGGGTTGCCACTCAGGAAGTCGACGTTACGATGGTCGCGGAATCTGCCGCGCTCATCTCGCCAGTCGGCCTGAGCGGCAACCAGGAGATGCGCAAGTCATTCGTCTATAGCGTAGATGATCAGGGCAACATGTTCATCAACGGCGTCGAGCGCAACGACCTGCTTGGCTACAAAGCACTTCACTCCGTTGCCGAGCGCGTCCTAATGGGACCGCCGGTCGTAATGCTTGGCCGCACCGTCCGCTACAAGTACGACCAGAGGTAGGCGATGAAGACGTACCGCGCGGTCATCGTGCCGAAGCCCGATGCGCCGAATGACGAGTACACCTCCGCGCTCCTGCGTATGGAGCTGACCTTCACGATCGGCGCTAAGGCACCCATCATCGACCCGCAGATCATCATCCAGCGCAACCTCGCCGACCTCCACATCACCAACTTCATGCGCGTCGAATCACTTGAGGAAGTGAAGAATGGGTCATGACTGTATATATCCCGACCCTGGGCAGAATCGAGATGCTCAGGAAGACAGTTCCATTCTGGCTTAAGCAGGAGATGCCAGTCAGGCTGGTCGTCGAGCGCCGCGAGTACGCAGCTCATACCAAACTGGTTCGAGAAGAGAAGTGGAGTAGTGACGTACAGGTTCTTCCACTACCACTAGCCGGGCGCGGAATTGGATACGCCCGGAAGTTCTGCGTGGAGCACGCCAAGAAGGCAGGTCTCGATGCTATCATCATGAGTGACGATGATAGCTACGTAAATCCGACATCTGACGCCTGGCTCCTCATCGACGAAGCAGAAAAGCCGGAAACCCTCGGCATTGGTGCGGTCCGTCCACTCTTCGATCGCTTCACGAACGGCGCCATCTCCGCCAATAGCGGGCCAATCCTCTGCCCAGGCGGCTGGGGATTCAAGCTATGGGGACTCAACATCGAGAACGCACTTGAGTGCGGCAATTACGACCCAGCCCTTTTCTGCTTCAGCGAGGATGCTGAAATGGCTCGGCGCGGGATTGCCCTTCTTGGCCTCCCATGGCTAGTGCACTGCGACGTTCAGTACACGGCCGCAAACAAGCGATACGACGCCGGAGGTTTCGAGAGCGTATACCACAACAACATGAACGCAAGGCTAGCGGCCGAGCGCGAATGCATGGCTATCGTGTACAAGCGCTGGCCTAAGTATGCGAACACTCCAGACAAGAAGTCACGCATGTCGTGGCAGAAAATGCTTGACGACTATATCCCAGACTGGAGAGAGGAATCTGCCATCCACGGCGGCGCTCTCAAATACTACTCCGCAGAGGATGCCTAATGCCACAGAGCGTAGTAATCACCATCACCGTCTCGGGCACCGGGAACATGAAAGTTGATGTTCGCGGCCAGCGAATCAGCAAGTCCGGAATCACATCAGCGCTCAATACTGCATCACAGCTAGTTGAACAGGGAACATACGACCAGGAGTGACATGAGGAAGCCAGAATTTAGGTCCAGGGTTATAGCCCTGGAGCTTGACATGAGTCTCGACAGGAAGGCATTCCTCGAAGCTCTCAATGAGCTAGTCAGGGAATTCCTCAACTCGCACGATGAGGATTAGAACGTGCCAGCATACCGGCCTGCGCGCCCGACCTGGGATCACTACTTCCTAGACATCGCGAACGCGGCGTCATGGCGGGCCGACTGTACCCGTCGTCACGTCGGCGCAGTGATCGTGGACCCAACAACTCATGACGTCATCTCGACCGGCTACAACGGGTCCGCGCCAGGCGAGCTAGGATGCCTCTCAGGCGCATGTCCGCGCGGGCTCCATTACCAGACGCTGCCCGCACAATGCGGATGCGGCAATCCCTGGCCATGCCCTGACTCCGTCGAACCATACGCCAGCTACGACACCGGGCCTGGCCTATGCATCGCAATCCACGCGGAAGCAAATGCCCTGCTCCGCGCCGGGACAAGAGCACGTGGCGCGGTTATCTACTCGACCAGCCAGCCATGCTACAATTGCATGCGGCTCATTAAGGGAGCCATGCTCTACAGAATAGTATGGCCTGGCGAAGACATCATCATCAAGGAATGGGACAATGGCTAGAGGCATACTTGTGCTCATCACCGTCAGCGACATCGGGCACATTACCGTCGACGTGCGCGGCCCTGTGAAGGGAAAGGACGGCATGCTGACAATTCTCCAATCCGCAAAAGAGCTGGTAGAGCAGGGCACGTACGGAGCACGCCCGTAAACAGGACTAGCGCGCAAGGCCCCTGGTAGGGTATACTTGAGGGAAGGAGGTAGCGAGTGAAAGCGATTGTAACCACTAACGGCAAGCGCATCATGGCAAAGATCGATTATGCGGGAGGCCAGGGCCCAAAGGCTGCGAAGCGCGTTCCCGGTGCGCGCGCTGAGTGGGACAAGTCCGTAACACCCAATATATTCCTCGGCTGGTCTTATCCCCTCACGATGGACTCATGCCGATCACTGCGGAAGGAGTTCGGCCAGGAGCTTGAGATCCTGCCACCGCTGGTCGACTGGGCGCGGGTAGAGGTCGCCAAAGAGCGCACGCTCGAAGAGATGCGTGAGGAGCAGATTCATAACGTCAGCTTCCCGCGTGCCGAGCAGGAAGCACCCAGCCTTATCGCGGCGATGATGAACCGCAAGTACCAGCTCGCCGGGACGGCGTTCATGCTTGCGGGTAAGCAGGTAATCCTCGGTGACGACCCTGGACTCGGCAAGACGCTTCAGGCCCTCGCGGCCATCATCGAGAATGACGCCAAGGAAATCCTTGTCGCTTGCCGGCGTACCGCGACCCGTACAGTATGGGAGCGCGAAACCCTCCGCTGGGCACCGACCATCGCGACATTTGTGGCGCAGGGTACGCGAACCGAGCGCCTAGCCGCGATGTATGACTACTTCACGTACAAGAGCGGCCGGAAGATGTTGATAATCAACATCGAGATGGTCCGCGCCAAGCGCCAGGAATGGTGTCCGGCTACGCCATCTGGCGTCTGTGCGTTTGACGGTCGTCCGCCCGCAGGCCATATCAAGCACGAGTATCACGCGATCCCCGAATGGCCATTTCTTACGGAGCAACACTGGGATGCGGTCATCTTCGACGAGTCGCATAACCTGCTAGCCAGTACCGCTAACGTTCAGTCGAAGCGCATAACGCAAGCCCGCTTTGGCGCGGTAAAGATCCGGCAGCGCCTCCGTCCCGGCGGACTTGCCATTGCCCTGTCCGGCACGCCGTTCCGTTCCAAGGTTGAGAAGGGATGGGGAACTCTCAACTGGCTACGGCCGGATATCTTCGGCAGCTACTGGCGCTGGGCCGAGACGCACTTTGGCGTTGAAGAGGGACGCTACGGCAAGATCGTGGGCGGCGGCAACAAGGTGCTAGAGCCCAGGGATGAGGAAGCCTGGGACAAGATGCTCCGGCCGTACTACCTGAAGCGCACTAAGGCAGAAGCCGCGCCCGACCTGCCGCCCATCATTTTCGCAGGTACGCCGATCGATCCTGAAGACCCCAATTCTCCGTGCTATATCCAGCTCGACATGACGCCCGAGCAGAGGAAAGCATACAACCAGATGGAAGCGCTCGCAGAAGCGAACCTTCTGAGCGGCAGAATCACCGCGACCGGCGTACTCGCCGAGATCACCCGCAAGCGGCAGTTCGCGACCTCCGCGCACGATCTCGGCCTAGGCCGTCAGCAGCTTGTCCCTATGCTCCCCAGCAATAAGATCGAATGGCTGATCGACTTCATCCAGGAGCGCGAAGGTACCGGCCAGAAGATTGTTGTAGCGAGCAGCTTCACTGCCCTGGTCGAGCTAGCCGCCCAGACAATTCGCAAGGAGACGGGCCTGGAGGTTCTGACCCTGACGGGCGCGACCAGCGACCGCGACCGAGCAGGATTGGTGGCCAGATTCCAGGACACGAACGATCCTCTCAAGGTGGTATGCCTTAACCGGGACGCGGGTGGTGAGTCCATTACGATCGACGCAGCCGACGAGATGGTTGTCCTGGACATGCCCTGGATCTCCGACCGCGACGAACAGCTGTATGCCCGTATTCACCGCGTCTCAAGAATTCACCAGGTCACGGTCTACCGCCTCCTGAGCACCGGAACGATCGATGAGTGGATCGCATCCTTGAATGATGAGCAGCGCGCAGTCGTACTGAAGTCGAGCCCCCGCAAGCTTAGCGAAATGGTGATGACTGGTGCCTGATGACGAGAAGCGCCGCGAGCGACACCGCCGCTATAACCAGAGCGCTAAGGGCCAGAAGCGCAATCACCGCTATGAGCAGAAGCATCCAGAGCGCAAGATTAGATGGGAACAGGCACGTGACAAACTTCGCCCCACTTCCGGATGGTAGCAAGAGCGAGGCCGAACTTGATGATTCCTGGTATGAGGCATTTGCCGATCAGGTCCACAAGTTCGGCAAGGCATGGCCCGAGCCCCTCACCGAGGAAGAGTATGACGCCTGTGAGAAGTACGCAGACTCTCAGGTTCGCAGACCGGAATGTGAGAAGACAGATGAGTGACATCGAAGAGGTGATGGATGCGATCGAGCGTGAGCTTGATACCTTTCAGTGGTCCTATGGACTCAATCGCGCCGACAACAGAGGTGAGGTATCAGTCGATCGAGACACCCAACGACTACGCCTGGAAGTATGGGTGGCAGACAATGATACTCCGGATGACGACACGGCGAAACCGCTTGATGTGTCAATTGACATTTCGGCGTATCATGATCCGCGCGAACAGATCCGGAACCTGATCCACCTCTACCTTTGCCACGAGGCCGACGAGCAGATATGGTTCGGCAATGAGCGCCCCTACTATCCGCACAAAGAAGGACAAAATGACTAACCCAATTCACATCTCCGGTACGCCGGAAAATGAAGGCGTCCAGAAGTTCGATGTGCGCATGTACTTCCCGCGCGAGGCCAGCCGGGAAAAGATCATCGATATGGTGATGGCCGCGCTTCAGGATTCTTCAGATCTGGCGGAGGCTGAACTTGTGGCCGCCTATGAACTGGTCAGCGATGGCTTCGGCGGCCTAGTTCCTGCGGAGGATGGACTACTGGCGTGACCGAGATCCCGCGCCGGGCAAACGTAACGGACATCAGACAGGAGCTGACTGACAAGTACGGCTATACCTACAACAACGCAAATATCGTTCTGCTACATACCGCCGAGCAACGCCGGCTATACGGTCGTGATTCGGAATGGAAGGTACCAGACGCGGACGGGTTCATTACTGTCCGTTACCACGGTCTAAGCCGTTTCACGATCGAAGATCACCGAGAATTTCCCCGGAAAAGACTAGCGTCCCGTCCCGGCATGGAGTATAATCGGGAGCGTAAGGGATATCCAAGGGAACAAGGGAAAGGTAGAACACACATGCCCCCTGCCAAAGGTCGCAGAGCAGCCACTGCGCCGCCACCGCCCGCCGAGCCGGAAGCCAACGGCGAGGTTGATTACCAGAGGTACATCGACAAGGACCTGTCGCCGACGATGGCCGACTTCGTGACGTGGTTCGAGGACAACGTGGCGTCGCTCGATGACTTGCCGGTCGACAAGATCCTCACCATCGGCATCGCAACGTACGGCCACTTCCAGAGGTCGGACTTCAACGTGGAGCGCCGGGAGGCGCGGCGTGCCGCTCGTCAGACTGCTCGTCCGGAGCCGGAGCCGGAGCCAGAGCCCGCGCCGGCCAAGCCTGCTGGCCGTGGCCGGTCGCGCCGGGCCGCAGCCGCACCAGAGCCTGAGCCAGAGCCCGCGCCAGCTCGTCGTGGTCGCGGCCGGTCCAGTCGTTCCGCTGGCGCGGAAGCGCCGTATTAACCACTCAACGTCCCAGGCGGTCAGCCCTCAGGTTACCCGCCCCACTGGCCGTCTGGGACCCCTTCAGGAGATGTCATGGCCGACCTGCCTACACTCCGCACCAGCGAACGCGCCACTTTTAAGCGCTGCGCTCGACGATGGTGGTGGGAATTCCGGATGGGCTATCGACAGCGATCCCCACAGGCGGACGCCTTGTGGTTTGGGATCGGCATTCACGAAGCCCTTGGACAGTGGTACCTTCGGGGCAAGCGACGAGGCCCGCATCCAGCCGAAACCTGGGCAAACTGGACGGCCGATGAGATTGCTTTTGCTAAGACTTACCTTGACGAAACGTTCGATGAGCCAGTATGGGTTGACGCAGTAGAACTCGGCGCTGCGATGCTCGAAGAGTATGTCGCCTATTACGGCAAAGATCCACAGTGGGACATCATATCGATCGAGCAGCCATTCAAAGTGCGTATTATGCGGCAGGGAAGACCTGTCGCATTCTTCACATCAAGATGGGACGGCGTACTCCGCGACATAGCAACCGGAAAGATATGGCTCCTAGAGAACAAGACTGCCGCGCAGATCGTTACCGCCTACCTTGAGCTTGACGATCAGGGTGGAAGCTACTGGGCTGTAGCATCCCAGCTTCTACGCGCCAAGGGTATCCTCGGCCCGAATGAGCATATTGAAGGCATCATATACAATTTCCTGCGCAAGGCATTCCCTGATGAGCGCCCGCAGAATGCGGAAGGTCTTCGCCTCAACAAGGACAACTCCATCTCCAAGAAGCAGCCTGCCAGGCTATTTCATCGCGAGCCAATGGATCGCTCTCCGAAGGAGCAAGCCACTCAGCTCTCCAGAATCGCTGATGAGATAGCCGTTATGAACGCAGTCCGCGACGGTACTATCCCTATCACCAAGACGCCAACGAAAGACTGTCCCCGGTGTCCATTCTGGGTACCTTGTACTCTTCATGAGCGCGGTAGCGAAGCGTACAAGTCAGTCTTGAAGTCCAACTACCGAGTGATCGATCCCTATGAAGACACAAGGAAGACGAGCGCATAAATGTACGCACTAGGTCACGTATATCTCGCATCTCAGTACGAGCGCAAGGATGAGATGCGCAACTACCGCGACCATCTCTGGTCGGAGGGTATCACGGTCGTCTCCCGATGGATCGACAATGAGGGCCAGGAAGAGGGGATGGGCCAGGACATCCTAGACAATCAGCACTGGCGCGGGATTCCGTCGGCCCTCCTGGACACAGAGGATCTTGTCCGCTCGGATACCTTCATCATGTTCACGAGCGATGGCGGCCGTGGCGGTTACCATACGGAGTTCGGAATGGCACTATCTATGCGAAAGGAGATATTCCTGATAGGCAAACGGAAGCACGTATTCCACTGCCTATCGAACGTTCAGGTATTCCCAGACTGGGATGCCTTCGTGAAGTGGATCAAGGAGCACTAATGCCTCCAACAAGAGGCCTGCGCGGCGCGAGGGGCACACCTCAGCGCCAGTCAGCAAAGCAATCACGGGAAGCTCCGCTCTCCATGATGGAAGCTGACGTCGAAATCACCGAGGAAGACTTGTCTTCATCGGGCAAGACCGCGCCGATAAACATGCTGATACACGGGCCGTCCGGACACGGGAAGACCCTGCTAGCAGGTGGCGCGGCCGACGGTACCCGGCCGGTTACCTTCCTGTCTACCGAGACAGAGGGAGTCGCATCCGCGCGAGCCGTAGGCAGCCAGGCTAAGCTCTGGCGCTGTCCCTCCTGGGAACACGCGGTCGCCGGAGTCAAGAAGGCAGAGCGAGAGTTCACGATCGACGACTGGCTAGTAGTCGACTCCGGAACCAAGATGCAAGAGATGTATATGCGCTGGATTCTGGAGCGTGAGAACCAGATTAATCCGCAGCGTGACCTCGACATCCCGGCGATCCAGAATCACCAGAAGTACCAGAACGGCTTCAAGCGCTGGACCGACCGGCTGATCGACGGCAACTTCAACACGATCTTCATTACCACTAGCATGACGGCCGACGATGCCGAAGGTGAAGAGCGGATCATCCCGCACCTCCTGGGCAAGAAAGGCGAGATCTCGGACTATGTGTCCGCGCAGTTCTCGATCGCCCTGTACTACTCAGTGGCGCGGGAATCCCGTGAGATGCGTGGCGCGATCCTGCGGCGTGCCCTGGCCCAGCCATATCCTCCGTGGTACGCCAAGGACCGCTACATGGCTCTCGGCCGTTCCTGGGATGTTGAGGATGGCAACTACTTCGCCATGTCCGACATGATCGCGGCAATCGACAAGGCGAGGGGAGCTATCAGTGACGCCGAGGAAGCGGCAAGCACCCCTCGACAAACTGGTCGATCCAGACACTCAAGAAGTCGCGTGGCTTCGTAAGCACGTCGATAAACGCCACTCCTGGCTCCGGTTCGTTACGAGAGGGGAGCATGACGCAGATCACCGTCTCAACCAGTCACGACTAGATCACATTCACGAAGGGACAAACTGACATGGTTCGTATTCGACAGGAAGATGTCGAAGACCTTGACGTCGAAGAACTCGATGCCATCGAATACTCCACCGAACAGTTCGACAGCTACGACGGCGAAGTGCCGCCCAAGGACATCGAACTCAAGGGCTACGTCAAGAAGATGTGGTGGACCCGCTCGCAGGCGGGCGACCCCATGCTCAAGATCCTCTGGGTCGCGGCCGACAATGAGGGCGAAGAGGAAGAGTTCAACGACTGTCCTTTCTGGCTCAACTACGCCCTGAACGGCGGTTCCAAGTTCCGGTGGGCGCCATTCCTGGACACCTACGGGATCACGCTACGGCAAATCAAGAAGCGCGAGATCGACCTGGCCGACAAGGACGACCAGAACGGCGCACCCATCAACAAGATCGGCAGCTTCAAGCCAGGCGAAGAGAACGATGAGGCCTGGTGCCGCATCATCACCGGCAGCGAACGATACAACGGCGAGCCGAAGCCGGCCATCGCAGAGTGGCTCCCCTACGACGCCGATGATGAAGGAGAGGGGGATGATGAACCAGAAGAGGATGAAGATGACTATGAGGAGGAGCCTGAGGACGAGCCAGAGCCTGAGCCCGAACCGGCGCGCGGACGCGGACGGAGCGCAGCCCGCTCCCCGGCCCGCAGCGCGCCTGCAAAGGCCGAAACTCCCCCGGCCCGTAGGGGTACCCGCGCGGCGGCCGCAGCCCCTGAGCGTCCCGCTCCGGCCCGTGCAGCGAGGGGTTCGCGAGGGAGCAGGACTGCCACTGCTGAGCCCAAGGCGGCGACCAAGCCCGCAGCGCGCGGACGCGGACGCCGTAGCAGTGACGACGACAATGAGCCCCCTTTCTAGCAGCTGAGATCAAGCGGCTCCGTGAGGAGACTCGCCAGAGTTTCCTCCGGGCCGTTTGGTCCGGAAAGTGGCCGTAATGGACATCAGGGATCTAATCGAAACAATCCGTCTCATCAATGAGGAACATGGCTGGCGCGATGACGTCGGACATGGCCCGCCGCCCCGTACTGGCCCGATGTTCCCGGCCCATCTCGCACTAGTCCATTCCGAGCTTTCCGAAGCCTTGGAAGCATACCGCGACCGCGAATGGTCGGGCATTCGTGCGGGCGACGGAAAGCCAATCGGAGTCGGCCCGGAGATGGCCGACACGATCATCCGGAGTCTGGATGTCTGTGACATCTGGAATATCAGTATCGAATACGAACTCGATCGTGTCCTCGCATTTAACCACACACGTCCGTACCGACACGGAGGTAAGGTCATCTGATGAACGTAGCCGTTCTGGGCTGCGGACCGTCCGGATTGGCGGTGGCTCTGGCTGCCGTCAACTCCGGACATAAAGTCCTGATCGCAAGCAGCACTACCGCGCCGAGCCAGCAGTATGGCTGTCAGTATCTCCACGCGCCTATCCCCGGCTACGAACACGTCCAGCATGTTCGAGTCGAGTACCACTTGAACGGGACGGCCGACGAGTACCGCAAGAAGGTGTACGGCAAGAAGTGGGAAGGCAAGGTCTCCCCGGAAGACTTTGTGGGCGAACATGACGCCTGGGATATCCGCGCCAGCTATATGGGGATGTGGAGAGATCTCCATGCGAACGATAAGATCATGTTCAGGAAGATCGACAGGATCAAGTGGGGCGTCATAGCTGATGATGTGTACGCCTTCGGGCCGGACAAGATCTTCTCGACAGTGCCCGCGCGGGACTTGTGCTACGGCGGTGATGCGCATCGCTTTACCTCGCACCGGATCTATGCGAGCGGCAGTAACAAGCAGGGTACTGATGTTGTCAACACTGTCGTGTGCGACGGGACGCGACGCACCGACTGGTACCGGAACGCCTGCGTGTTCGGCTACCGGACAATCGAATGGTCCAAACGCCCCATCAACGGCGACCTCGTTGTTCCTGTGACTAAGCCGCTCGCGACCGACTGTACCTGTTATCCTGAGATCCATAGGATCGGCCGGTACGGTAAATGGCAGAAGTCATACCTTGTCCATCAGGCGTATCCCGAGGTAATGGAGATCCTTGCATGATCCCATGGACGGAACCAGGAGTCGCAACTCAGCCGATGGAAATCTTCCGTAGCGGCGATGGCATTCCAGTCGTCGCGCTCGACATCGACGGCACCCTAGGCAACTACCACGCTCACTTCCTCTGGTTCGCCGAGAGATGGCTAGGTGCTCCTATGCCGTCCGAGTATGACATCAACCCTGGTCTGCGTCTCAGCGACTTCATGAACGTTCCGCACCACATCTACCGGGAGTGTAAGCTCGCCTACCGGCAAGGCGGGCTGAAGCGCTTCATGCCGGTGTACCCGTTCGCACGGGAACTTACCATGCATATCCGCGAGGCAGGTGCGCAGGTCTGGATCTGTACTACCCGGCCGTACCTCCGTCTCGACAACATCGACCCTGACACAAGAGAATGGCTCGGACGGAACAACATCGAGTACGATGCTGTCATATTCGAGGGAGTCCCATTCGGCGAAGCAGTCATGTCGAAGTACCGCGATCTAGTTCGGCAGGTCGGTACTAATCGCATAGTGGCTGCCGTCGACGACCTTCCCGAACAGACGGCAGACGCAGTTAACCAAGGCATTCAGAAGGTATATCTCCGCGACCAGCCATACAACAAGATCGAAGGTGTCATGGGGGAGCGGATAGAGAGCCTAGCCGTTCTATGGCTGCGTCTCCGCAAAGACATAGCTGAGTGGTACGCGATCCACTAGGAGCATAAGATGAAGAAGACAATCTGCGATGGCTGCGGAAAAGAATGCGTCAACGTCACATACGGGATGGGACTAGGCGCTAGGCATCACACCAAGGACGGCAGGACGGTCGGCAATGACGAGTTCGCAGAAGCCGATCTCTGTAAGGACTGCGTCGAGCTCATCAAGCGCCTCTTCCCGAACGCATTCCGCATCGTCCGCTACGAGAGCGACAGCGACTCGATGAGACCGATGTCGGTAGCGGTCCCGGCAGATCAGATAGCGATGGCAGAAGAAAGGCGACACCCATGACAGAAGGCAAGCTCCTGATCATAGGCGGGCAAACCGGCATCGGCGAGGCGGCGGCCAAGCACATCAACAACATCTACCCCGAAGTCGAACAGTACGTGCCGCTGCGAGGTGAGCTTGACGTCACTGAACGCGAGGACATCATCTTCGCAATAGGTAACAGGGGACCATTCACGCATATCCTCTACTCGGCTGGGGTGAACCGGCTCAAGTGGATGGACGGCCAGGCTCTTGACGTAACACTCGAAAGCGCATTCGCCGTCAACTGCTCCGGGTTCATCATGACCCTAGGCGAACACCGGCGCAAGTGGCCTAATGCTGGCTTCTCGGCCGTAGCCATCAGTTCGGATGCAGCCCACATCCCAATGCGCGGTTCGATCGCCTACTGCGCATCTAAGGCCGCGCTCGACATGGCCGTCAAGGTGGCCGCGCGGGAGCTAGCGCCGTTCTGTCGCGTGAACGCTATAGCGCCGGGCATGGTCGAGGGCACGCCCATGACGCGGTACATCGACAGGACCATTCCCGAGTTCCGGGGCTGGACTGAAGAGCAGACCAGAGCATACGAGAAGCTCAATACGCCTACGCAACGCCGGGCGACCCTGGATGAAGTCTCCCGCACGATCATGTGGGTCCTATTCGGGCCGGAGCAGATGACCGGCGCAATCATCCCGATTAATGGAGGAAGGTAATGACCGAGCACGACAAGCAGATTCAGCGATGGGCCGACCCCGCGATGTATGCGGCCAAGCCGCTCCAGACGCATGGCGAGTCCGTCACACCGAAGGTGTACCTCATCTCGATGACGCACGATCCGCTCCGTGTGATGGCGGCCGCAGCCGAGCTATACCGAGGCGGCGTCTATCACCACTCATCCAGTCTCTTGAATGAACAGTGTCTTGAGTGGCTCGACGGCTTCAAGAAAAGCAAGATATCCGCGCCCATGGAGTTCATTCAGTTCCACTTCCTCATCGAAGGCGTGACGCGGGCATTCACACACCAGCTTGTCCGGCAGCGGACGGCCGTGTTCGTCCAGGAGTCCATGCGGTTCGCCGTCAAGGAGGATGCGGCGTTCGAGGTCGCGCTACCGCCAAGCATCGCCAACACCGAGGGCCGGCAGCCCTTGGGAGCGGAAGACTCCGCAGAAGAGTGGCAGCGAAACGTCTGGGACGCGGCCGTCGAGCACATCGCAGAAGCGTACCTCCATCTAGTAAACTCCGGCATGCCGGCCGAGGATGCGCGTGGAATCCTCCCGACGAACATCACGACGCGCATCCACTACCACACCGACCTCCGGAACCTCGTGGCACAGGCGGGTAACCGGCTCTGCTCCCAGGCACAGCATGAATGGAAGATTGTCTGGGCGCGGATGATCGAGGCGATCATCAACTACGACGGCAGTGATGAGCGCTGGCAACAGCGCGAAATCGTCAAGCTATTCAAGCCGGTCTGTTTCCAGACGGGCAAGTGCGAATTCATGAGCCCGGCCGACCGCTGGTGCGTCATTCGTGATCGGGTAGAGCGACACCATGAAGCCGGAGATCCCCCGGACACATGGGTCGACATCGACCCGCGCGAGCCCCTCCACCACATGGCCGCTAGGAGGCCGCAACTATGACTGAACAGCAGTCAGAGCCACAGCCGCCCGCCGAGCCCGCCCACGTACATCGATGGGGCATACTCGATGTATGGCACCCAGAAGCACCAGCTCACCCACGACTCCGGTCAGACCCTATCACGATCACGCTCGTTCGCTGCACGACGTGCGACATGCCGATGACTATCGAGCTAGAGGGACACTGGAATCTACAGCAGCTTATCAAGAACTACGCAAAAATCGAGCACCGTGATGGCGGGTGACCCAATCCGCGTCGCGGCGCACCAGTTCATGGAAGTCCTGGGCATGGAGCCGACCCCGGACGCGGTAGACCAGCTAGCAGGACCATTCGCCGAAGCGCTCCGTGTCATGTGCGAACGCGGCTACGATCCCGAGGGAATTACTTGGGCATCAAAAGGATGGAAGGGACTCGTCCACGATATCCTCAACAAGGCCGGGCGCATCAAGTACCGCTCCTGGAAGCACGATCGATTCGATCCCGACTCCGCGATAGACATCATCAACTTCGCAGGCTTCTACTGGCGCCTCAAGAATAAAGGCTCCAAGTGGGGCGAGCTAGGAGAGCCGGGGTGAGCAGCTGGGCGCATGCGATATGTGATGAGGACTGGGTTAAACAGCGCCCGGACATTCCAATCCCACATCGCATCGCCGAAAATTACAGGGACACGGAAACTTGCTGTTTCTGCGGAGAGCCGACGCGAAGCGGCATCTACATTCGCAAAGATCCGGCTGAAACACCATGCGGAGGGAATCATGCCGAAGAAACCAAAGAATAACATGGAGAACGACGCACGCTTCATAGCAGGCGTCGACCTGATAGGCCGTACTGGCGCGGAAGAGTTCCGGATCCAATACTGTGAGGAAGAGGCTCCACCAGTCATCTGGATGGCCTCCGCAAGCTGGAACGGAATCTGGGAAGTCGGCGCGTCAACAAACCCTCTCACAGCAGTCTTCCGGCTTCTTGATGAAGTCATTGACGGCGCGATATGTACGCACTGTGAACGCCCGTCCGGATTCGAACCGAGCACAGATCCCATGCCTCTAAGCACTCACGTATGTTGGTATCAGTACGATCCCAGTACGAAAAAGTTCGCACGCGGCTGTGCCTAGCGTGTCGCGCCCGGATAGGATATAATCGAAGGAGGGAGGCGACATGGGCCGATACAAAAGATACGGAGTCCAATCGTGCCCTCCTGATTGTCGATGCGGCAAGCACAACGGAAATCAAAAATGTAAGCCAGGATGTAAATGCGGAAGACATGCTTTCACCGTAGCCTATCCGCAAAGACCACAAAGACACGGAAGAGTCGCAAAGACAAGAGGGAGGGTGACCGACTATGAGTGTGTAGCATGCCAGGAAATAAATGCCGAGAACTGGGCGCAAGTTCATGGAGCTGATCCTATGGATATATACGGATATCAGCCTATGTGTCGCAGATGTCATTTCAGGTACGACAACGAGCAACATCCAAAGGTGAATGGACGATGGGTGGCAAAATCAGATATGTGAGTCTCCATCACCACAGCACATTTAGTCACGGAGATGGGCATAAACTTCCTGCGGTACATGTTCAACGTGCCGCCGAGCTAGGTTACTCGGCGATGGCTCTAACAGAACATGGGGGCACATCTAGTCACTTCCAGTTTGAAAAGGCTGCAATAGCTGCCGGAGTAAAGCCAATCTTTGGATTGGAAGGATATACAGGGCCTACTGACGAGCGACGTAGTCAATGGAAATATCACCTTACGATTCTAGCGAGGAACGCAGATGGATATCGAAACCTCAACCAACTGGTCACGCAGTCTTGGAGAGAGCATCACTATCACCCTACAATTTCTGGAGAGAATCTACAACGCAATTCAGGAGATCTTTACGCGCTGTCTGGATGCACTGGCTCAATGCTTGCCTGCGCTCTTGTTGGAGGAAAGGGCATACCAGCTCCCACGTCTCGCGACGGCTATGGATGGGATGACGCCCGACGCGTCATCAGCCGTTTTCACCGGATATTTGGGTCCCGTTACTTTCTTGAAGTCCAGCCCTTCTGGGAACTTGAGAAAACCTGCCGGATCAATCCAGCCTATGAACGCCTCTCTAGGGAGACTGGCATTCCACTTGTCGCAACCTGCGACATCCATTACCCTCGACCCGAGGATTCTGAGATGCAGGCTGTCCTCCACGCAGTACACCGAAAGAACCAATCCATAGATGACACGATGCGATCCTGGAATTATGACGTCAAGATGACACTTCCAGAGTCGGACAAGGAACTAGGCGAACGCCTGATGAAGACAGGCCTAAGCCGCAATGCTGCTTGGGAGGCCATCCTTAACGCGGCCTGGATAGCTGAGCAGTGTACCGTAACTCTTCCAAAAGCCAGCAGACTTGTATATCCAATCAAAGAGGATGACTGGACGCCGTGGACATCCTCGAACAACAAGGGAAAGGGACAGTAATGCAGACCCCAATCGACATGGTATGGCCGGCTCCGGAGAGTGCTCTTGAACTCCTGCGTCTCGGAGCTTTCCGCCCTGAGATCCCGGACTGGCAGCCAGATGTTCCAGGACTCACCCTTAACATCGGCGCAGGCAAGAAGCACATCGAGAACACCACAGTCCTCGACCTGCCCGAGTGGAACGCGGACAAGGAGCCAATGCCGTACGACGACGAATCGGTATCGAACATCTACATGATCCACTTCCTCGAACACGTCAAGCACCCCGTCGCCGTGCTCTACGAGTGCAACCGGGTGCTCCGTTCCGGCGGGCATCTCAACATCGTGGTGCCTTACTGGAGGACCGAGTCGGCCCACAGCGACCTCGACCACAAGACATTCTGGACCGAAGACTCCCTGGTCCGCGTACTCAACAACCCCTACTACGAGAAGAACAACCTCAAGGACTGGAAGCTGGAACTCGGCATGAACATCATCGCCGGCATCGCCGAGCGGAACCTCATGCTTCTGGCTCAGCTCATCAGGATGTAGAAATGTCTGAGAGTGAGGACTTGCTATGGGCGTGGTGCCGGTACGGATGGCGCTACAGGAATATAGGCTCACTCCCGCGCCAGGATCAGGAGTGGTGTGCTGAGCGCGTCAAGTATGAAATGGGTGTTCTGCTTGAGCGCGGTCTAGCGGACTTCCTGTTGTTCACTAGCGACACAATACGCTGGGGCAAGGACCACGGCATTCCTTTCGGCCCAGGCCGTGGTTCTACCGCAGCGTCGGTCGTCGCGTACCTTCTGCGTATCACCGAGATCCCGCCATACAAATACAAGGGCATGCTCTTTGAGCGCTTCATTGACCTGACGCGCCCCGACCCGCCAGACATCGACGTCGACTGTAGCGATGAGGACCGCTGGCGAGTCTGGGAGTATCTTGAAGGCAAGTATGGCGCGGATAAGGTCGGCCACGTAGGCAACTTTGTCAGGTACCGTGGCAAGAATTCTCTGCAGGATGTGACGAACGTCTATAACATCCCCATCTACGCACGGGAAGCTGTAGGCAATCTCCTGATCGAGCGGTCGGGTGGAGACTCCCGGTTTAGTAGCACGCTGGAAGATACGTTTGACCTCTTCCCAGAGGCTAGGAAAGTACGCGATGAGTACCCTGACATAGGCAAGTCCTGCCGTCTTGAAGGCGATGTCCGCGGCATGTCCGTCCACGCGGCGGGATTGGTGATAGCCAATAGCCCGCTTACCGACATCTGCGCCGTGTACGAGAGGGACGGCGTTAAGGTTATGTCGATTGATAAATACGATGTCGAGTACGCAGGTGCCCTAAAACTCGACTTCCTTGGCCTTGCGACTATGGGAATGATCGCCCGCTGCCTACGCCTGGCCGGAATAACCCTGGAGGATCTCTATGCGATTCCCGACACTGACCCTAACACAATCGAGGTATTCCGTACCGGAGATGTCATTGGAGTTTTTCAGTTTGAGGGTCGAGCTACACGCCTCGTCAACCGAGATGTCCGTCCAGCTAACTTCATGCACATCGCTGACATCAATGCGCTATCGCGTCCTGGACCACTGTTTTCCGGCCAGACGGCTGCGTACGTGGACGTACGGCACGATCGTAGGAAGGCTGAGCGACTTCATCCCATCGTGGATGAAGTCACCATGGACACTTACGGACAGATCATCTACCAAGAACAAATCCTCCGAATCCTGAAGGAAGTGGGCGGATTCGACTGGTTCTCAGTTAGCCAGATTCGCCGTATCATCTCCAAGAAAATGGGCGAGGCCGCGTTCCAGATGTCGTATCAGCAGTTCGCTGACGGAGCCGAGAAGCTCCATGGTATCAACGCGGAACTGGCCGACGAGATATGGCGTCGTCTTGTTACCTCCGGAACCTACTCCTTTAACATCGCCCATTCTATCTCATACGCGATGCTGGCGTTCTGGACAGCCTGGCTAAAGGCCAACTATCCCATCGAGTTCTACGCGGCATCCCTTCAGAAAGCAACCAGCGCTGACTCTCAGTTCCGGCTTATGCGCGATGCCCTGGCTCACTCGATCGACGTTAAACCGCCATCTCTGGAACATTCCCGCGCCACCTGGCGTCCTGTCAAAGGAGTCGGCCTAGTCGCTGGATGGCAGCAGATCCCGAAGATAGGCGAGAAGACAGCTGACAAAATCGAGGCGCTCGCAGGTGACTATGGATTCGATGACTGGGTAGAACTCCGCGCCATACCAGGCATAGGCGACAAGACTGTGGCGCGGATGGAAGAATGGACGATGGCCCGCGACCCGTTCGGGCTGTACAGGACAGAGAAGCGCCTGGCCGCCGTCCGCCGGTTCCTGAAAGGCCAGGGCAAGGGCAGCGCTCCCCTCCCGACGCAAGATGGCGGTAGCCTCTCGGTAATGAAGGTGCCCCCGCGCCAGCCAGGTAAGTGGATTCCAGGTCCGCGCGTCGTCTATATGGGAATGGTAGGCAAGGTTGAGTACAAGGACATCGTAGAAGACGAGCGATCCCGCAGCGGCAAGGAAGTGGAAGAGATCCTGAAGACGCTGAAGCGCCCGGACCTAGTGAAACGAGCCACACTTCACTGTTATGATGTTAGCGATGAAGAGGTATACGCACGAATCAATAGGTGGAAGTTCCCCCAGCTCCAGAAGCAGCTAGCCATGATTCGCCCGAACCGTGACGTTGTGGTTATCCTAGGCAATCGCATCGCCGGCTTTGGTACTCCTGTAACAGTAGAGCGCATATGGATTTTCGATCCCGACTCTTAGCAAGGAGAAACGTGGAAGATGTCGAGGAACTTATCACCGTCCGTAATGCGGACTCGATGAATACTGACTTCTTCAGGAAGCACATGGAAGCTAGACACGGGGAAACTATTCTCCGGTTCAGGTATATGGACTGGGCCGATTCGGAATACCTGGAGAAATGCTGGCGCGCCTACCATAATGCTATCCACCGCTTCGGACTCCAGAAGGACATGGATCATGACCACGGTAATTGAGCAGTACCCCCTCGAACCGGACTGGGTGATGTTCGGCGTACAGCACCTGAACGGCGTCGTCCTGCTAGCCAGCAAGGATCTGTCCCGCGCACAGCTAGAGACGGAAGTTGTCTACAAAGATGCTGCTAAATGGTACGATAGCATCAACGCCGACGATATGCGCATCGTCTACAGGGTCACCGCGGAACTGCGAGGGTACGTTAGAATTGAGGCACCCGACTATCCCACAGCTCTCCGTCGTCTTCTGGAAATCTGGTCGCCGCCAGGGCGCATGCCAAGTATTGCCCTGCCGCCAGCGCCCGCCAGTACGGAGAGCGACGATACGTAACGGAGCGTATAGCGGATGTACGGCCCGGAGAGCTACGGAGAGCGCCTGAACCGGCTGCCCGGCGGGATAGGGCGGAGATCGGCCGAAAACGAGCCGTAGGCCGCTTGTCGCCTCGTGCAGAAGGTATGGGGAACCGGCCCTCTCCGGACCCCGCGCGCCGGGGAGTCTGGCGCTAGCCCGAGTATGACACCGGCGTCGGCACCAGTGGATCATATGGCTCCTGCCGGCGAATCATCTGGTCGTAGACGCCTCGCGTGGTCTTGTAGCCTGGCTTCTTCCAGACACCACGGAACGGCCGCCGATAGTAGCAGGGCCATGTGTACGGCTTAGTCGCGGCAAATGCCATAATCAGCACCGCGCCATTGCGCATCCCTTCCTGGATCGAGTGCTCGAATTCAGCCTCAACTTCATCATCCTTGAACGGACGGCTTGTGTAGACAATGTCGTACGCCGACCACACAGGCATCTCGGCGCGAAAATCCATCTCCCGTGCATCGACTCCGAGACGGGTCGACTTCTCAAGGTAGTCACGGGAGATCTCAAAGCCGATCGCAGACAGCGAGTGATAATGCTCGGCGAGGTAGAGCTTTGTGCCTATGCCCGACCCCGCCTCGCAGAACTTGACCACACGGAAGCCCGGCAGTAGCTGCCGGGCCACCGTTAGCATGTGATCGAACTCGTTGAGCTCTAGCGGCGACCACCGCCATATCTCAGGATCAGGCTCGGTCGTCTCCCGTTCGATGTCGACCTGCGCCAGCTCCATGTCCCAGAGCGCCTGCCTACTTAGCATGGCTGTGGATATTTATCTTGGTGTGCTCGTCGATTTTCGACAGCGGCACAAGAGCGAAGCATACAGGGCACATCCCTACCCGCAGTATCCCTTCCTGCTTGAGCACTGCGACAAGGAAGTTGTCCGCGGTGTCTTCCGCCACCTCGATGGATAGCTGGACCGGAACCTCGAACTTGATCATAACGCCCAGCTAACCATGACAGTGACACTAATGCCAGGATCTAGTGAAATGATTGTGGCCCTGACAAACTGGAAGACGTGTTGTCCTTCAGTTCTGATGCCGGACCCAGTGATGACCACTCCAGGAGTGAACCAGTGCTCGCCGTCCATCGAGCCCTCGATCAGGATTTCGAGGTCAGTATCAGTAACCTCGATATTGGCTATCGAGAGCTGGAACGCAATCGTTTGGAATGACTGCGCTCCAGACATAACCTTCATATCAACCATGCCGCTTTCATTTGTTTCAGCGGCATTTTCGAGTAGGTACGCGCCCTTCAGGGACGGCGGCGCTGCCGGCATTTCTCCTCCTATGTGATCGGCGCGGACCAGGTAGCGCCCCAGGTATCCGGGCCGACGAGCCCGTCAGCCGTCAGCCCCTTCTCGGACTGGAACTGACGGCAGACGTTGTCCGACTGTGGGCCGAAGTCTCCATCGACCGAGATTGTCCAGCCGCGCCCGGACATCTGCGCTTGCCAGACCTGGACGTCGGGACAGGTGCTGTTGTGGGACTGGCCGAAGTAGTCGACATGGAGCGGAGGTGCCTTGGTGCCAGTTGACGGCGGCGGCGTCGATCCTCCGCCACCTCCATCGCCGCCACCTAGCATGTCCCGCGCCATGTCTAGGACATAGTCCATCGGGAACCCTGTCCCACAGTCGACGTGTCCGCCTCCCCACGACCCGAGGTCGACGTGCTGACAGACACCGCGCCCGGACCCCTGCGCCTGCGAGGGGGTCAGCTTGGTGATCGGGATGCCGAACTTCCCGGCCTCTTCGGCAACCCACCGGGCCGTGTTGTTGAGCATGTTCGCGTGGCTGTTCTTCCACGTGTTCGTCGACCAGGACGCGAAGCCGCACAGCTCGGCCGACACCGCGACCGGATTAGCGTTGCCCTGCGTCCACGCCTTGTTGCCGCGTGTCACATACTCGCCGACCTTGCCGAGCTTGTCGTCGATACCGACTTGCGACGAGACGCCGGAACTACTGCTGGCGAAGAAGTTGCCTAGTGACTCGTATGTCGTGGACCCTTCCGCCGTGTGTAGCACGATGAGGCGAACCGTCGCGCCGCCACGGCTGCTGTAGTTGGGCGATGGAATCCATACACGCTGAAGTCCCATGCTTATTCATCCCCTTCCTTCTCGCGTGGTGTGTGTACCGGCGTGCGCGGATCGCCGGGCCGCATCGCCCAGCGCTCGTCCTGCTCTTCCACGGGCGGTTCCTCGCGCGGCGTGACCTGCTTCCGGTTGTTGTCGTCGAGGTCGTCCTTGATTGGCTTGAGCTTCTTCATCTTCTTCCCCTTGTTCTTTCCGTGATCTGGCTTCATCAGTTCGCCACCCTATCGTACGTAGCACTGATACATGTGATCGACGGAGCGCCGGAAATCGACGTCCATGAAGCCTGCATGCCGATCGTAGTCGCCGCCGCGACATTAACCTGTCCGGCAGCATACTGCTTCTGCGTCGCCTGAACAGCAGTAGCCGTCCCAGGATTGAATACTGCATGACTGATGATGAGCGACCCGTAGTAGTTCACGCTGCCGTTCGCCGAGGCGATAAGCTCGCAAGTGAAGTGCCAGCTGAAGTGCGAGCCAGCAGCGATGTTGCCAGTATCCTGAATAGGACCAAAGTCGAGTCCGAACGCAACCACCTTGAAGTTGAAGGGCCGGGGCGTGCCAGTCGCCTGCGCTCCGTTACCGCCTGCCTGAAGCCGGTAGGATACCGGCCCGAGCGCAGAGTCATTTCCGGGGATGGCGAATGGCGTAATAAGGTTCTCGTACGCCACATCATTCGCAGTACCACCGGATGCCGAAATCTGATTCTTTGGGCCGATGTTCCGCCAGGTCGACCCGTCCCACCGTAGGAGGTAGCCAGTGTCATATTCTAGGCCGAGACGCGGATGCGGAGGCGACGGCCTAGCGCCCGAGTTCATAGCCACTACCGTGTGCCCGGAGAACTGTCGCTTGTCTGACAGGTTCGTAAGCGTACCGGCCGCGCGGGTTATCCACTGACAGACAGGGATGTCCCATATGCCGGTCGAAGTCTGTACGATAGGCGGCGCAACAGGATTCGCTCCTGGTGAACCCTGGATGATGACTGGCGCCACAACCCCGGCCGACGAGTTCGCTGTCCGGTTCAGCCGTAGCACGAGAACGTCAACACGATCCTGCGTTGACGCAGCCGGAATCGCCGTGTCAACAACAGCGTCACACCACCAGATCTGCCCCTTGATGATGACAGTCCCCGGCGTGATCTCGATGTTACGGCCGTTGAATGATGGCACCATGCTGCTGTTGCCGTCGATGCCATCCCATATTCCTGCGGCCGTGTGGAACTTCTCCCAGTCAGCTGTCGACGCGATCTGCGTATAAACACTTGGCCTAGCATCATAGGTAGCCATTTATTTCACTTACCCTTCGTGGCGAGAGCTTTCTCAAGAGTCTTAATCCGCGCCAGGAGCTGGCCTGTAGCAGTCTTCGGGTTTACTGACGGGTCCGTCGCATTCCCGATCACCGGCACGACATTCATAATTGGCTGTTGTGTCGCATCACAGGTAAGCGTAGCCGAGGAAACAACATCCTGATAATAGACTTCAGGCGTGTTGTCAGTTGCAGCTCGCACCGACACCGAAACGATATCGCCAACGGAGTAATCCCGTCCATATACCAGGAATGGCGACTCAGTCGCCGTGACGGCCATATTCGGCCCCATCGAGCCTGTATACAACGCATTCCGCGCCGTCGTGTCTAGGTTGTCGGAATTTGACTCGGCAGTATCGTCAGTGTACTGCTCAACCTTAGTCCATGATGTACTCGGATTCGCCACCTCTATGAATGATGGCGACGAAGGATCTGCTGTTCCATCGTGCTTCAGCATCGGGGTAGCGCCCTGCACAAGAGCGTCCGTACACGTCGGGTCCGTCAGCGAGAAATTGATAGAAGTCAGATTGCCTAGGGATTCTGCGAACCATGCCGTTCCAGTCTTGTCGACTGGCATATAGACGTCGAACAGAAGACGGCTTCCATTCTGCGTAACGCGCACACCCATCTTCGAGTTCGTCTTGGCAATCATCGCGCGGATTACATCCATCAAGTTAAGACTCTGCCCTGAATGGAAATTGACCGAGTATATTACCGCAGGGCCACGTCCCTGATCAGCAGCGATATCAAGCAGAGGATGTACCCGCGAAGAAATAGCATTTGGCCCCATGTTGCTGTTGACGTAATACTTGATTGCCGTTTCAAGCGGAGCATTCACCACTACGGACGAACTATTGGCTAGCTGTCCAGACCAAGGCTTTGTCGGGTCCGGGTAAGCAATTCGGTTCGCGACGATGGCAAGGTAATCCGCGCCAGACAGCGTTATGAACTGGCCTGATAGACCTCCGGCATTCCCGCCTGACGCACCAGGCAGCGAACTTGAATACGTCGGTTGTTCGCACTTTCCGCCGAAGGTGAATAGTCCGCGCCAGCCGATACGGACGATGAAATCCCCGGCGTGAATCTGATCCCATAGATCATCAGTATACGGGACCATAACAGTATATGCGCCTACCGCGTTATGGTTGATAGTTGCGTCAATATTGACGAACTGAAGCATCCTCTGGCTGGCCAGGGTGCCGGGATCGAGCGTCTCAACCAAGGCAGTATATTCTGGCTGCGCGGGGGTATCAGTCGCGATCGGGGGAGTAGTCATCACGCCCTCGCCCACTTATCCCAGTATTCAAGGGTCACTACCGTCGAGAGAGTCGCATCAGGAATACTGATGGTGACAATATTGTCCCCGGCGGTAAGGGGCCATAGGTCGCGCGGACCCGAGAAGACTAGTTCACTCCACAAATTGGCCTTTGTATTAGCATCGAACACGGCCTGATGCCCTCGCGCGGTATTCACCTGTACCCTCTGGCCATTGCTAACGGCCTTGTTGAGCGCCCATGCCCTGTTGTTCGTGACATTCTTGACCGTCGGAGTTCCCGGCCCATCGATGATCCAAGTTGGATATGAAGGCATATCTCCGTTGATGGTAATAGTGATAGGGCCGCCGAGTGAATGGGCCGCATTAAGCTGAACCGGAAGTACTGGGAGGATTCCGGTGTAGTTCGTGAATGCGAATGGAATCGATGTGACATCCTCGCCGCTCCAGAATGGATCAGGAGTCGAGAGCGCGAACGAGTACACGGTCATATCATTCACACCAACATCCGGAGTATTGAACCCTGATGTCGTGTACGTGTAGATCTGCCTAGTCGTCCCGCTCGGCCGCTTGATCTTAAGCAGTCCCGGCTTAGGCGCTTCATTACGCCTGTTGTAGAATGCCCGCACTATTCTATCAAGCAAGGTATAATAGTCATTCTCATTATCTGACGCGGGACGGGCCACAAGTATGGCAAGACCGATCGTTCCGGTCTGCGGAATGTAAATGTTAGGGATTGCCGTGCCGTCAAGAAGCGGAATCTCCTGCATCATTACAGGCAGGCCTTCAATGCCGGCGATTGCCGAGCAGACATACCCGTTCGCCATAGTCCTATCAGAAAGGTCCCATACATGATCGTTAGCAGTCTTGCTGCCCGCAACATAGTCAGGATCGTAGTATGTGATCTTGAGTGGGTTTGGAGCTAGTGACATCAAGATCGCCTCCCTTGCCTCTGCAGGTAACCTTCTCTGATAGACATGATCTGGAACGCAGTCTGGACATGCGATTCAATAGCGGACCTAGTAAGACCGTCGAAGTGCGCATGATATGCCGGGCCATTAATTTGCGCCTTCATCATCTCATTAGGAGCAACAACCCGCTCCGGCGTTCCGGTCATGTTGTAGGCGATGGTGACGCCCGGCGGCAGCCATCCTCCAGAGTCATACTTCATGAACTGCGTAGCAAGCGCAACCCCCGTTGAGTGAACATCGTTGATGCCGTACCGCTCGACACGCTTGCCCCAGATATTAGCGGCATCAAGCACGGACTTGGACCCCATCATCGCGAGGATGGCTGGGTAGTCCCCCGCATTACGCACAAAGTCGATGATTGCGGGAAGCTGCGTCTTCATGCCGCCACCGAACGCAGCATTCGAGATCGTACCGGCCGGAGTCCAGCCGATTAGTCCTCGCCCGCCAGTTCCGACAGCGAACGGGTTCCATCCCGACTCGCCCCAGATAGAGGCAGCCGCGCCAGCCGCCGCTACCTTGTTGCCGGCAAATAGGTTGTTCAGCAGGTACCTATACAGCTGTAGGCCATTCGCCCGCAAACCTGCTGATGTAGCGCCAGCCGACGAGCCGGTGCCGAGGATGCCCGAGAAGAACGAGCCAACCGCCCCGGCCGCTCCCATGAGCGAACGCATAACCTGACCAGGAAGCTTCGACACCGCGATAGCGCCCTTGCCTATGAAGGAGATGAGGGCCTTTGGCCAGCTGCCGAAGATATCGCCCACGAACTTGTCGAGGTGCTTGCCTTCAGAAATCATGCCATGGATAATACCGGTGATAACCTGCTTGCCGATCGGTACCATTGTTTGTGCCGGAGAACTAATATGGAAGTAAGACTTGACAGCAGTAATCAATGGCTGAACAACATTTGCATTAATCCAGGAGCCGATATCTTTCATCGCGCCCCAGATGCCATTGAAGAGGCCCTGAATGATATTGTCGCCTACGGTAAGCAGCCAAGTTCCCGCGTCCGCGAACCAGCTACCCGCAGTCGAGAAGTAGCCAGGGACTGTTACCGTGAAGAAGTGAACGATATCTGTCCATCCGACGCTGATGCCATGGCTAAAGCCGCCGATGAGAGTCTTGCCCGTGCCGACTAGCCAATTGCCAGCATCCTTGAACCAATTGGTGAAGTTCTGCGGAATCGTTACCGTGAAGAAGTTGGTGACATCTCTCCAGCCAATATCAAAGCCATGCTTCAGGCTATTGATAACAGTAGTTCCCTTGCCTTGAATCCAGGTAGTCGTGTTATCGAACCAGTGAGAGATGGTATGCCTTGCAGTATCAAAGCCGCCAGCAATATTGTGTCTAGCAACATCGAGCCCGCGAGTCATCCCATTCCACATCGTGACGCTGGTATGCCCAACCCATGTACCGAAGCTTGCTACGGCATGCCTAGCGTCATCGAAGTAGTGCGCAACCCACGTCGAGAACTTCTCGCTGCCGCCAGAGCTAAGGGCATCATTAAGAGCCCGCCCCGCAGACATAAGACTTCCCGGCGTCTTGCCTTTGAACGCTCCGACGGGGTTAAGCCCCGCAACAAGATCTGCAGCTCCACGACCCCAATTGCCAACAAGACCCGGGACATTCCCAAGAACCTGTCCGACAAGACCTTGTTGCGGACCTCGCGGCGTAGGCGGCAGTACATTAAACAGACTTGTCCGTGCGCGCGGAGCGCCAGGCAGCGCAGGCGTGAGAGGTGCCGGAACTGATGTACCGCCACCTCCGCCAAATGGATTCCATCGCTCGACAGCAGTAGCGGCATTCGCTAGCTTATCAACAGCCGAAATCAGGAAGTTGACGATGTTAACAAGGTACTGGAAGACATCCGCCATTGCTTGCGGGTTCTTTGCGACATCATTTGCTAGCGTAGCAATCGAATTCGCTATCATCGTCATGTCGCCGGAAACTTGTGGCGTAACAGCAGCCGTAATTACAGCGAACGCATTCGCCACCGCAAGGATCGCAGTTTGTACTGCCGGTTGCCCAAATGAATTGACAACAGCATCCATGAACGTTCCGAGCGCCGGGCCGATAATGCTCATGGCCTTTGTGAAGGTCGGCGTCATCTTGTTCGTTATTTTGGAAAGGTCATCAATAAATGTAGTCAATGGGCCAACAAAAGGCGTACCGATCTTCTTCATGTCGCCGGAGACGGTCTTGACGAAATCATTCCAAGGCTTCGTCAGTTTGCCGGTCATCGCTGCGCCGACAATGCCCATGCCAGCAAGTCCCGCGCCAAGCGCACCAATGATAGCGCCGCCTACAAGCTGACCGATAAATGGCGCCGCCGCAGCAATACCGGCGACGATGAATGGGGCAATGCTGGTACCACCACCGAATATCGCTGATATGCCGCCTCCGCCACCGCCACTACTTGCCGCTGCGGCTGCCGCGCTGCCTCCGCCACCACCCGCGCCACCTCCGCCAAATAGCCCGCTTAGCCCTCCAAAGAAGCTCATGATGTTGCCGAGAATGGCACTCCCCGCGCCACCTGCTCCTGCTGCAGTCTGAATAGCAGATTCTGCGCTAGTGACTACACCACCCTTCTTGGAAGGAGTGCCTCCAGCCGTTCCTGCGACTACCCGCAGAGCAGCTAGCTGGACCAGCGCTTCTCTGGTATCGAAGGTTACGTTTATGCCGTGTGCCTTCAGCTGTAGCTTAGTTAGATCCAGGGAAATCTTCGCGATCTCATCAGAAGCCTTGGCTGGGTCGAGCATCTTCTGATCATGAATGCGCTGAATACGAGCCTTGATCTCGTCAAGATCCCGGTCGACCTGGGACTTGTCAGCCTCAAGCTTTGCCTTCGGCAAGTTGTCAAGT